GCCATGCTTAACAACGAGGTTCTTTGTGAAGAGTTCAACCCCTCATCTAAAGTTGGTGAGTGGGGTGTGTAGCAAGGTGTGAAGTTTATGTGTCGTGGCTCTATACCCCCTGATCCGGGTAACTTTGCAGGATATGTAGCCGTTGGGTTTAAAGAAAAGCCAGAAGATATTGCGGCACTAAAAACACGCATTAACTTGGCGTCAACTGATATGTCAGAGGAGTAAACATGTTTGATATTTTATCTGGTGGCCTACTAGGCTCTATCTTTGGCGGTATCTTCCGCATGGCACCCGAGGTGCTCAAGTTTTTTGACAAGAAGAACGAGCGCCAGCATGAACTTTTAATGTTCTCCCGACAGTGCGATTTAGAGCAACTAAGAGGCGCACAGAAACTCGCAGAAATTGGCGCGGTTAGAGAAGCCGCGGTGGACGTGGGTGTCATGGACGCCTTTAACAGCGCCATTCAACAGCAGGCGGACATGGTCAAAGCCGCCGGTGGGTGGGCCGCATCTTTATCCGCATCTGTGCGCCCTGTGGTGACCTACTGGGTCCTGTTTATCTGGTCGTTTATCCACGTCTGGTTTGCATGGAACGCGTGGCTTGCTGGCGCCCTTCCTATCGAAGTTTTCAAGACAATGATGACACCAGACTTCTCAGCCTTGCTGGCCGGAACCATTAACTTCTGGTTTCTCGACCGTACACTAGCCAAGCGTGGGTTATGAACCTAGACCTTGCGGCGGCGTTCTGCCGTCAGTTTGAGGGCTACAGGGCCAAGCCCTACCTGTGCCCCGCCAACGTGGCAACCATAGGGTACGGGTCCACCTACTACGCAGACGGGCGCAAGGTGACGCTAGAAGACGCCCCCATGGACGAGCCTACAGCTAGGGCGCTCTTGATGACAGAGTTGCACCACAACTACCTGCCCGGGGTGTTGCGTAACTGCCCTATCCTCGCGGCGGACGAGCGCAGGTGTAACGCCATCGTGGACTTCTGCTACAACCTCGGTATTGGACGACTCCAGACCTCTACCCTCAAACGCAAGATCAACGCGCAAGACTGGGAGGGTGCCAAGGAGCAGTTAATGCTCTGGACCAAGGGCGGCGGTAAGGTTTTGCCCGGTTTGGTTAAAAGACGAGTGGCCGAATGCGCTTTACTTTAAGGGCATAACGGCCCTTTTTTGTGGGTAATTATCTATAGGAGCGCAAGACTATGGCACGAGAACACGACAAACCTATTCCCCGTAAGACAACGGGAAAAGACAAGACGTACAACCCCACCGATAAAGGTGCGGGCATGACGGCTAAAGGGCGTGCTGAGTACAACGCCAAGAATAATTCAAACTTGAAGCCACCCGCGCCAAACCCTAAGACCAAGGCAGACGCGGGCCGTAAAGCAAGTTTTTGTGCGAGGATGGAGGGCGTGGTGGCAAAGTCTAAAGGGCCTGCAGAACGCGCTAAAGCCTCTTTGAAAAGTTGGAACTGCTGATATGAAACCCGGACTATACGCAAATATTCACCTAAAAAGAGAACGTATCGAAAAGCAAAAAGCCGAAGGGCGCCCTGCTGAAACGATGAGAAAACCCGGCACCAAGGGTGCACCAACAGCGCAGGCGTTTAAAGACTCTGCTAAAACAAAAAGGAAATAAAATGGCCTCTACTTACAAACCCCGCATCGACCACTCTAAAAAGAACTACGAGTCTGAAGGCGCAGACATGGCGCAAGACAAGAAGGTCGTCAAAAAAGCGTTCAAGATGCACGACGAGCAAGCCCACGGTGGCGAGAAGACAGACATGTCCAAACTCAAAAAGGGTGGCCGCGCTAAGATGAAGGGCACTGTGCGTACGTACAAGGCTGGCGGTATGACTGGTGTTAAGAGTGACGACAAACAACCTAACGCTAAAGGCCCAAAAAAAGTTGCTGAGAAATTCAACATGGGTGGTGCGTGCTAAATGCCCATCAAGTCTAAGTCACAGGAACGTTTGATGCAGGGGGTGGCTCACTCCCCTGAGTTTGCCAAAAAGGTAGGCATCAAACAGTCTGTTGGCAAAGAGTTTGTAAAAGCAGGCCCCGCTCAGAAGAAACTTCCAGAGCGCATTAAGAAGAAATAATGGCAAGTAACTACAACAACACCTCGAACACAACTGCCCAGACCATTATCACGGTCGATCAGTTGATTTCGTTTGCCTACAGCGAAGCGGGCAAGCTGGCCGAGGAGTTGACGCCAGAATATATCAACAGGGCCCGTCAGGCCCTTTGGTACATTCTAATTAACCTGTCTAACCGCGGTGTGAACCTGTGGTTGTTGGAATACCTTGTGATGGGTAGTTCTGCCCAGACACGCCAGTACGAGATGCCACGTGGCACCGTGGACGTGCGCGAGGCCAACTACCGTTCAATGACCCGCCCAAGCACCGTGTCAGACAACACAGGCGGCGCGTTCAACACAAACAACATTGACCTAGAGTACACGATTGCGGCGGGTGGTTCTGCAACGGCCACGTACAACGCAACACGCTTTTTAAGCGCCGGCTTTTATGCCGACGTGCGCAACATCACACTGAACGTTGAATACAGCTACGACGGCATTACGTGGGTGGCACTCACCACAGTAACAAACAGCGCCGCCAACCCTTGGGGCTACACGCAGATTGACGGTTCACCTCAGGCAATTTACTGGCGCCTGCGCAACACGTCTGCGGTGTCTGTTAAGGTTCGTGCCATATCGTTGGCCTCGGTACAACAAGACATACCCATGGCGCGCTTGAACCGCAACGACTACTACAGCCTGCCAAACAAAGACTTCTTGGGCACACGTGCCTTACAGTACTGGTTTGATCGTCAGGTGACCCCGGTTATAAATTTATGGCCCGTGCCACAAAACGCGTTTCAGACGTTCCAGTTTATTATTGAAATGCAACCACAAGACGTGGGCACACTGACAGACGAGATTGCTGTGCCAGACCGTTGGGTGCCTGCCATTCAGGCTCAGTTGTCACACAGGGTGGCCAAGCTGTTGCCGGGCATTGAGCCTACACGAATCCAAATGCTGAAACAAGATGCCGCAGAGGCTACGCTGTCCGCTGAAGAAGAAGACCGCGATAAGTCCCCGATCTATTTCCGCCCCAACGTCAGTTACTACACCCGATAAAAAATAAGGAACCATTCAAATGGCTCAATCCGGATACACCCCAATTCAACTGTACTACAGCACCACCGCGGCGGCTGTACCTGTTAACACCAACCTTGCATCTGGTGAGTTGGCTATCAACATCACTGATGGCAAGCTGTATTACAAAAACGCTGGCGGAACTGTTACCCTGTTAGCTTCTAGCGCGGGCGTGGGCGGCGATGTGGTTGGCCCAGCCTCTGCAACAGCAAACGGTATTGCACTGTTTAACAGCACAACAGGTAAGCTGATTAAAGACTCCGCCGCATCTGATGGTTTGATTTATGGCCTAACTGTTGGTCGTGGTGCGGGTGCTGTGGCCTCTAACACGGCTGTGGGTGCTAGTGCTTTGGCGGCAAATACGACTGGAAGTACAGCAACTGCTTTTGGCAACAATGCTTTGGCGGCTAATACAATTGGTACAAGCAACACAGCAATTGGAAGTCAGGCACAAAAATCAACGACTAGTGGAATTCAAAACACGGCTGTTGGTCGGGAATCTTTAACTACAAACACTACTGGTAACGCAAATTCTGGATACGGGCTTTGGTCGCTTTACTACAACACAACTGGTTCTAATAATGTTGCTGTAGGCGCATCTGCTCTTGAGTCAAACACCACAGCATCTAACAATACTGCTGTAGGTTTTCAGGCGGCTTACACAAATACCACGGGTGCAACAAATGTTGCGCTTGGTACGCAAGCCCTTTATTCCAACACTACGGCATCCTACAACACTGCTGTTGGTTGGCAGTCGGGGTACAGTAATACAACAGGTCAATTTAATTTATTTGTTGGTGTTTTAGCAGGTAATAAAAACACTACTGGTGTTAGTAATAGTTTTGTTGGAGGAGCTTCTGGAACTGGTGACCCTGTTGGGTACAACAACACAACTGGAAATAGTAATTCTGGATTTGGTTCTGGCGCACTTTACTACAACACAACTGGTTCAACCAATACAGCCACTGGCGTACAAGCCTTATATAACAACACCACAGCATCTAACAATACTGCGGTAGGGTATCAGGCGGGGTATAGCGCAACCACCAGCGCACGAAATGTGTTTATTGGAAAAACTGCGGGATACAACACAACAACTGGCGGCTTCAACACCTTTGTCGGTGAAGAAGCGGGTTACCTCAACACCACAGGAACATACAACACTTTTGTTGGGCCTCAAGGTGCTGGTGAGGCAATGACCACAGGCTCTAAGAACACCATCATCGGCAAGTACTCAGGAAACACTGGCGGCCTAGATATTCGTACAGCAAGTAACAACATTGTGTTGTCTGATGGAGATGGCAATCCACGGATGTATTACCAGAATTCGACAGCGCAGTGGTACGATGCCGCAGGAAAGCTCAGAGCTGTCCCGCAATCTGGCTCTTCCAAGACTAGCTCATACACACTGGCTACAACCGATGTTGGTGAGTACATCTTGCTTGGCGCAAGCGGTGCGATTGTGATCCCTGATGCTACATTTGCGGCTGGTGACGTTATCACCATCTTCAACAACACGGCTAGTACAGCAACAATCACTTGCTCAATCACAACGGCGTACATTGCAGGCACATTCACTGACAAAGCCACGATGACCTTGGCGGCGGCAGGTGTTGCAACTGTACTGTTCATCACCAGCACCCTGTGTGTTGTTTCAGGAAATGTGACCTAATATGAGTTCATCACAGCAACTACTACTGGGCGAAGGCGCAGGCGGAGCCGCCCCTGTTTACATTGAGGATGTGTTTAGCACATACTTGTGGACGGGAAATGGAACATCGCAAACCATCACCAATAACATTGACTTGTCTACCAAGGGTGGGTTGGTTTGGATAAAACGTAGAGATGGTGTTGTCAACCACTACCTAGCAACAACAAATGGCGGCACTAGTAATTATCTTAATTCAAATACAACAAGTCCTTATGAAACAAGCGTAACTACCCGCATCACATCTTTTAATACAGACGGTTTTTCGTTAGGCTCTGCTGGTAGTGTAAACAATAGTGGAAGCACTTTTGTTGGGTGGACATTTCGCAAGCAACCAAAGTTTTTTGATATTCAAACGTGGACAAATGGTGTAGTAAATCACAATCTTGGCTCTGTTCCGGGTTGCATCATTTATAAATCTACAACGGATGTTGAAAATTGGTTTGTAACTTGTAGAAAATCTGATGGAACTTACGACACTTTTAATTTAAATACAAATGGAGCAAATCAATTTACAGCTACTGATGCGGCTTCTGCTGGTATTACATCTACAACTTTTGATTCAAGAATTCTTTTTGGTGGAACTGGTACTTTAATTGGATATTTCTTCGCCCATAACGCAGGTGGCTTTGGCCTAACTGGTACAGACAATGTGATTTCGTGTGGGAGTTATACGGGTAATGGTTCTGCAACGGGGCCTGTGGTGACTCTTGGGTATGAACCACAATGGATAATAATTAAACGCACCGATTCCACTGGCGATTGGCGTATGTTTGATAACATGAGGGGCCTTGCATTAGATGGTAATACGCCATATCTAAAAGCAAATACCTCTGAAGCCACTTCTTCTACCGGTGCTACCGCAATAGCTCTTATTGGAACGGGTTTTCAATTAACTGCTACTGGCGGTGATTACAACGCTTCTGGTGGAACCTACATCTACATAGCCATTCGTAGAGGCCCGATGAAAGTGCCTACGAGTGGGACGACTGTTTTTAGCCCTGCTTACTTTACAGGTAATGATTCAACAAGCAGACAACTGACCGCTGGTTTTGTAACAGACACATTTTTAGGTAAAAGATCTATTGGCGACGCTTCGCCTTTTGTAGATCGTTTAAGAGGTAAAGACTTACAACTGTACACGCCATTGACTAATGCGGAAGCCACTTCTAGTTTGTACTGCCGATTTGATAGCAATACAGGCCCAATTGTTGGATACAACGCCGCAGGTGGTATTAACATCAATAGTAGCGCCTATACCTACAGGACGTATTCGTTTGGGCGCGCGCCTAGTTTCCACGACGTGGTTTGCTATACAGGGACTGGAAGCAATAGAACTGTATCGCATAACTTGGCGGCAGTGCCTGAGTTGATGATTATTAAGGCAAGAATTGCTGGTGGTTACGATTGGATGGTTTACCAAAAAGACCTAGGTAACACGCTACTTTTAAAGTTGAACGAGGCGGGTACTGGAACAAACAGGGCGGCTTTTTTAAATTCCACAACACCGACCGCTTCTGTGTTTACCGTTGGTACAGACGCTTTAACTAACGTTAGTAGCGGCACATTTGTCGCCTATCTATTTGCAACTTGCGCTGGTGTTTCCAAAGTAGGCTCATACACAGGCAACGGCGGCTCACAAACAATCAACTGCGGTTTCACAAGCGGTGCTAGGTTTGTGCTTATCAAGAAAACAAGCGGAACTGGTGACTGGAATTTGTGGGACAGCGCACGAGGTATTGTGAGTGGTAACGACCCGTATTTTGCATTGAATTCATCGGATGGCGAAGTTACTTCAAATGATAGCGTTGACACAAACAGCACTGGGTTTGTTGTTAACGAAGTAGCCGCAACTAACGCTAATGAAAGCGGTGCAACATACATATTCTTGGCAATCGCATAAGGAAAAATCATGCAAATACGAATTCGCGCAACAGGTCAAGTGCTTCTTCAGCACGAGTGGGAAAAGTGGGTTGCTCAGACTTACGCCAAGTCATTGAGTGGCATATCTGAAGAGGCGGTCAATCGCTTTGAGTCAGACATTGTGTTTGAAGGCCCACAAGCCACAGGCGGCACTGTCTATCAATACTCACAGCAAGATGGCGTAGAGCAGATTGACGGCAAGTGGTACACCAAGTACATCCTTGGCCCAGTGTTCACAGGCGAGACAGCGGCGGCAGATGAAGCTGAGTACAAAGCCCGTAAAGACGCAGAGCAAGCCGCAAATGTACGCAAGTCACGTACTGAAATGCTTAAAGATTGCGACTGGGTGGTGACTAAAGCTATAGACCAAAATGCTCAGGACAGCCTTGGCATTCAGATTCCTGTGGTCTGGGTTACATACCGCCAAGCCTTGCGCGACATCACTGCGCAGTCTGGTTTCCCTTGGACAATCACTTGGCCTACACAACCTTAAACAGGAGCAACTATGACTGACACTATTCAACAACCAACCGCAGAAGAGATTGCGCGCCATTACAGCGCCGCCATGGACTCTGTCAACCTGATCAACGCTGGTCAACCTGAAGGCGTGGAAGACGCTGACTGGGCTGATACAGTGGCTCGTAACAAGGAGCATTTGAACATCATGCTGGCTAAAGACTTCTGGACAACGGAAGATTTAACGCCTTTGCGTTTGGCGTCTCAATAACCGAACTGATCGGATAATTTAAATGGCCGCAGAAGCAATGACCTATGACAGCCTCGTTGAGGATGTCATTACCTACTCTGAGCGTGACGATGCTTCTTTTGTTGCGCAAATTCCTCGGTTGATTATGTTGACCGAGCAGAGCATTGCCGCCCAGATTAAAAC